TGCCGTTATCCAGCCCTTCCCAGAACTGCTTTGCTTGCCGCAGCATATCGTCCACTTTTGAAAGCTGTGCTTGAGACGGAGCGAAACCGCTATCGCCATAGGGAAGCGGCAATCCAGCCTTTTTGAACCGGCTTCTTGCGTGCGGATACATATCGATGACGCTCACTCTGTAGCGCTGAAACCCCATTTCCATAAAGGAAGTCAGTGTGTGGTACGCAACGGAGAGTCCCTTTTCGGTTGGAATAATAGGGTCAACACGAACAACAATTCTGCTCATAGGGAATCC